CCTTGACGGGTGCGCTGTCGATCGTTGCCGGCACCAACATCACGGTGACGCCGAGCGGCAGCAACATCACGATCGCCAGCACGGGCGGCGGCGGCGGGTTGCCGCTGACCGGGACCGGCGCGACGGTTACCGCCAACACGCCGCTGTTGAACTTATCGGAGACCTGGAATAATGCCGGCGTTCTGTTTCAAGGTGTTGTTCAAAACATAACAAATACTGCAAGTGCAGCCACGTCGAGACTGCTTGATCTCCAGGTCGGAGGCACTCCTGCGACGTGGGTGGATGTCAACGGCACGATCTTCAACAATGTTGCCAGTGCGGCGAACTGTATGATATTGCAGGCCGCCAGCTCGAATGTATTGGCCGTGACCAGGTTCGGTGGGATTTACTCTTCTGGATACATCTCCGGCGCCGGGTTTACCAGCACTACTTCTGATTTCAGCGTATCATCAAACACAACGCTAGCCAGCGTTCCCGGCCTGAGTATTACAACGCTGCTTGCCGGCAGTAATTACATGTTTGAGGTCATGCTGTTCTGCACGACCGGGGCCTCGGCTGGTGGAGTTAAAGTGGCGATCGTCGCCACCGGGGGGCTTAACATCAACAGCATGATCGCCGATGCATTTGCCATCGACGGGACGACGATCCTCGCCGGCACGCAGGTGACGGCATTCGGGTCAAACATCGTTGCCAGCACCAACACCGGCACGACCCCAAAGATCCTTATCAAGGGTCATATCTCTGTTGACGGTTCGAGCGGAGGGATCGCGATACAATTTGCCCAGAACGCCAGCAACGCGACGGCCTCCGTGGTCAAGGCCGGAAGCTACATGTGGTGCTTTAACGCATGATCCCGGCGCTTACGGTCGTTGGGCCGGAGCATGCCTTTTCCGGTGCCGGGGGTGGGTTATTCCCGTCGACTTGGCTGCAGTCCAACATGGGGGCCACGCCGGCGCAGTTCAACGTGGTTGTCAGCAACACCGCCTACACTGATTTCTCCGCCTCCAACATTCAATTGGAGCCGATCAATCCTGCATTTACGTTTACCGGATCGACCTATACCGCTGCGACAACCACCGCTCCCGACGGCACAGTGACCGGACAGTCTTTCACTGAGGATAGTTCTACCGGCACGCATTTTTATCAGACGGCGTCTGTCGGGGCGGGCGGCTACAGCTGGGTGCCGAACGTCCCGACGCGGCTGGCGGTTATTGTGAAGCCGGCGGGCCGGACGCGCATTGTGCTGCAGTTCAGAGAGTCCGTCGGCGGCGCCCTGCAGGTTTCTGCCGGATTTGATCTGATCAATCTGATGTCGTTTGACAACTCCGTTAACGCTTCGGCCTGGACGTTTTTGGCCGCCAATGTCACCCCGTTGCCGAACGGCTGGGTCTTGTGCTCGATCGACGTCATCTACATCGGGAGCGTCGGCGGCATTTATGCAATTGTTTATCTTGACGCCGGCACCGGCGCCGCGCCCAGGGGCATATCCTACGCCGGCAACGGTTCCAGCGGGGTCTCCATCTGGTGGGAAAGCTGGCTGCCGATCGCCATGTGGGGGATGAACACGCAAGTCTTTCTGGATGATTTTACTTCGCTCAGCACCATCGATCTGACCGACAGTCGCGCGCCCGGGTTTAACTGGTACATTCACAATCTGTGGCCCAATGTTGTCATGTCCGGCTGGGGGTTATCGACCAACCCGCCATCCATTCCGAGCTATCCCGCCGCGTTCTCGCTGTCGGGACCATCGACCCTAAAGATCAACTACACCGGCACGTCCACCAGCCCGGAATACGGCTCGCAGCTGTGGTCGGCGGGTTATACCGGCGACGCGGGCGGGGACCAGTATGTCGGATATGTAGGAACCAGCTGGAAGAACCCGAACATCAAGGAGATGCGCAGTTCCTACGATTTCACAACCGGCAACACCAGCAACTGGCTGCAGTTTTGGTCGCAGCCGATCGAGGGGTTGACTGGCGCGAGTGGGTTTCAACAGTTTATCGAGGACGATTATTTTGAGACCTCCCTGGGACAGACGCCGCCGCCATCTTCCAGAGGATCGGGTCTGCATCATTGGACCCCAGCTAATGCCGGCACGCGCCATTACTTCTCAACCGGAATGAGCCTTACCGAGTATCATTACGATCCCAGAAATATGATGCGGGTCGCATCCGTCAGCATTGATGCAGTCACCAACGATGGGGTTAACGGCTACAAGATATGGTTTGTAGAAGGCACATACGTACCTGGCTGGATCCAGTGGTCAACGACCGGCACGCCAACTTGCAATTTTGCCCCGGTGGGAGGCTCCCCGCCGATTGGGGCTTTTTCCGATCATGACTTCATGCATCACATCATCATCATTGCTGCTTCGGAAAACCCGCCGTTCAACGCGCAGGTGGACTGGGTTCGGGTGATCGGACCTGACGCACCCACACAGCCGGCTTGGACACTGAGCTCGCCCACCGCATCGTCAACCGGAATAGCGACTGCAACCATCGGCGTGACGACCAGCGGCAACGACGGCAAGCTGTTCTATGTGGTTTCGATCAATCCCAATCCGCCGATCGGATATCAAGTGCAAGCCGGGCAAGACGCAGCAAACGTGCCCGGATGGGCGCAGGGATCGCTGGCCATCAACAGCACCGGAATAAAGACGTTCAGCGTCACCGGGCTTTCCGGCGGCAACACCTATTACGCCTATTTTGTCCACCGCAACAAGAACGGCATTTTGTCGAATGTCGTCGCCAGCGCAAGCTTCACAACCTCGGCGGCGACCTACACCGGCGTCGGCGACATCATGCGCGCCGCCACCGGATATTGGGGCTTGCGCGGCTACAATGCCGCTGTCAGCAACGGCGTGACCAAGGCGGTCAACCTTCGCCGCGACAGCGACAACGCAACGAGCGATTTTGTCATCCTGTCGAACGGCAACATCGATGTCGCCTCGATCACGACGTTCAAGGGCAGCGCTAATCTTTTTGTCACCAAGCTTTATGATCAGAGCGGCAACGGCTGGGACCTGCCGCAAACAACCGCCGCGAGTCAGCCGGCGTTTACCTTGGCCGGGCTGGGAGCACATCCGGTCATTGATTTTAGCGGCGGAACATTTTTATCGCCAGGGGGGCTTTATCCAGGGGCGACCAGCCCACCCGCACATCAGCCCAACACGCTTTCGTCTGTCGCTCGCAGCAACAACAACACAACGCTCGGATTGTTGTTTGGCGGTTATGGCTCATCGTGGGTCGGCGGCGTTGGTCAAATGATCGTAAACTTCGCCGCCGCCGATACGATCATTGTCGGGGCACTCACAGCAGCAGGAACGGGCCCGAATGTGCCCTACCTGCATAGCGTCTGGCACGCTACCCAGATCCTGTATGCCGATCCCCCGTTCAACGCGGGCTCGCACGTCTATATTGACGGCACCGACTATCCGGTCACCGTGGGTATTGCGCAGGCCATCGGCTACAACTCCAATGTGCCGGGTCTTTCCAGTACCGGCAGTCCGTACTGCTGGCCGGGGCTTTTCGTCGAGGGGGTGTTCTGGGCCGCGCAGGGGCCGTCGGCGGCACAGGTGACCGCGCTCAACAGCAACCAGCACACGTACTGGGGGTTCTGATGATTGCGCTGCATCAGATGGAGGCTGATGGTCTTAACCAGCGATTGTTGGAAGAAGTACTCGCATTATGGAGGACCGAGCCCTCGGCGGATCGTTCGTTGAGCGGCGAGTGGAGATCAAGGCATGATCTATTTCAGCGCAACGGCGCCTGCGAAAAACTTTGCAGGACGATCCTAAAACTGAGCGACGGGATCGTCGCCGATGGCTGGATCAACGTCAACCCGCCGGGAGCCTTCAACGCTCCGCACTGTCACCCCAACGCAAGAATTGCGGGCGTCTATTACGTAGCAACCCCAGAGGGGTGTGGCGATCTTGAATTGTTGAACGGTCCCAAGCGCCGATCGCTTGCGCCGCAGGCGGGAATGTTCGTCTTGTTTCCGGCAGACATCTATCACTGGGTTTGCCCGAACAAGTCGAGCGAGCTGCGCGTGTCGATATCCTGGAACGTGAAATGAGCTACATCAACAATCCCGGCACAGGCGGTGGCGGTGGTGGCGGCGGGCTCACCTCGATCAACGGCCAGGTCGGGCCCGCCATTACAGTCAGCGCAGGGACGGGCATTGCTGTAGCCAGTGGTGGCCCAAACAACATTCAGGTTGGTGATTTTACAGTACCAGGCCTGCAAAACGTCTATGTTGACGTTACCTTGGGCAGTGACAGCAACAACGGGATGGCACCCGGTGCTGGCCACGCCTGGCAGACCTTGCAGCACGCCATCGACGTTGTGATGTCCTGGGTCATTTACGGCAAGGTCGCCATCAATTTTGCCAACGGCACGTATCAGGAGGGTGTTGTCGGAGGATATTTTGCGGGCGGCGGTTTCGTCGAGCTGATCGGGCAAAGCCAGGCCGGAGCTATTATAGACGGCACGCTTTCGAACGGGTTCGGGCAGCCTTGTTTTACAGCCGATGGCGGATTTTGGTCGATAACGAATTGCACCGTCATCCACGGCAACCTCATCAACATCAATGTCGGCATTATCGATTGCAGCACGCAGGGTTACCTTGAAGTCCATGATCTGACATTCGGCAACCACGGCAGCGGTGCCTGTCTGGAAGCCAATGCGGGTGGGTATATTCTTGTTTATGGAACGATCACGGTCACCGGCACGGGCCAGTGCTTTGCTTCCGCTCGCGCGAGCAACTCGGTCTTTAGCAGCGACCACCCCGGCCTCGTTCTGAGCGTCGATCCGCTTTGGCCGCAGGGCTGCTTGAACGCCGCGCGCGGCAGCTTCATTTACATGGCTTGGGACGGCGGCGTCAGCGGCACCTCAAGCGGCTACAAGTACATCACCGATCAGGGCGGCAGGATCGTCGACGCCGGCGGCAACACCCCAGGTGCCAGCACTTGGTTCAATGTCGGCGGCAATGATAGTTGGGTTAGCATTGGTAACGTCATAACCTACGCCGGTCCGTTTGTCGGGGATACCGGGTCGGGCGGAAGCTATGGCCTTGTCCCCAAGCCCGTCGCCGGTGATGCAACCAAATTCCTGCGCGGGGATGCAACGTGGCAAACCGTCACCGGCGGCACCGGTGCGCCTGGCGGCGTCAATATGAACCTGCAGTTCAACGACATCGGCTCTTTCGGCGGGTTTGGCCTCTGGGACAAGGTCAATCACAACATCGGCTGTGGCGGATCGGCGCTGCTCAACCTGACCACCGGCATCAACAACGTGGCGGTCGGGTATCAGACCGGCGCGGGCATCACGACCGGCAACGGCAATACCATTGTCGGCGCCAATCCATTCGGCTTCGGGCTTGCAGGCAGTCTTTCCCAGAACGTGATCGTGACAGACGGCTACGGCAACAAAATCATGTGGGCCGACGTTCTGAACGGCAACAACGTGTTTGGCTACGGCGCCGGCAATTTTGGGGTTGTGTCGGGAGGAAACAATTCGGTCATCGGCACGAATGCGCTGCAGGCGGTTACGACCGGGTCCTACAATTCTGCCGACGGTCCCTCCGCACTCATAAATCTCACGACGGGAGGCAGCAATGTTGCGATCGGCAACTCGGCCGCATCGTCGCTCGTCAGCGGCAGCAGCAACCTGTGTGTAGGAAGCAGGGCGGGCATCCATATGGCAGGGGGAGAAAACAGCAATGTCTATTTCAACAGTCAGGGCGTTGTCGGCGGCAACAACAATCTTGGCATACAAGGCGTGGACGGGCCGGGCGGCGCGGGAACGGATGCAAACGTTGGAATTGGCGCCTTTGCGCTGGTCAACCTGGCTGGCGGACAGGGCAATGTCGGTCTCGGAACAGGCGCATGCGAGAACGTCACGACCGGCATCAACAACGTGGGAATGGGTCCCTCTGCGGCAACCGGCGTGACCACCGGAAACTATAATTTTTGCCTGGGATCCGGTGCGGGCGCAAATATAGCCACCGGCGGAGATAACATTTGCATAGGCCGCGACTCGGGAGCGGGATTAAACGCCACAAACAACAATATCCTTATTGGGCTTAACACGATGCTGACTGCCAACGGCTCATTCAATGTTGTTGTTGGAAACAATGCCATAGGTTCCGGTACTGCGGGCCGCACCGCCAATTACAGCATCTGTCTTGGTCTCCTGGCCGGCTATAATCTTGCAGCGGACAACAACATTATAATCGGGACCACCGCTGCCCAGTTTTTGGGAGCAGGTACGATAAACTGCCTCATGGGGTATCAGGCCGGGCTGAATTTCATTGGCACCGAGAGCTACAATACGATTGTTGGTGCCCACCAGGGAACGACCGGCTGGAACAACCATCTCGTGGTTGCGGACGGGCAGGGCAATGTCTTTGCTCAGGGCGACAACACCGGCGCGATGCAGTTTCCGCGCGTCGGTACGACCGCGAGTGCGGCCAATGCGTTTCTCGACAGCGGCAGTTCTCCCGTCAACAACTTGCTGCGGTCGACATCCTCGCTGCGCTACAAGACGGCGGTTCGGGAAATCCCGCAGGCGCGGATTGACGCTATCGCTGCGCTGCGCCCCATCGAATACAGCTCGCTCGGCGAACATGATGATCCCGCCACCCGGTTTGTCGGGTATGCCGCGGAAGACGTGGCGGCGATCGACCCGGCGCTGGTTTGCAACGATGCCGATGGCCGCCCTGATGGCGTGATGTATGATCGCGTGTTGTTGCTGAAAATGGCAGCGGTGGAGCGCCGCATGACGGAACTGGAGGCACGATGAGCAACGCAAATAACTTCATGGCCAGCTTTCAGACTGGCGTCGTTCAACTCATCAATCAGCTTGAGGACCTCAATACGCTGCAGGACCGCCTGGCCCAGGACGCAACCTTGGCCGGCTCGGCCGCAAACTCACCGCTCGGCATCCAACTGGGGCTTTCGGCAGCGGACATCACCAACGCAGCCAGCGCGGTCAATCAGATTATCTTCGCCTATAACAGCGGCAGCCCGCCGCAGAAGGCCATGCTGTTCAAGCTGCTGTAGCTAGCCCGACACCACGACCCAGGCGGTGCCGCTGACCTGCACGGCGCTACTCGAATTGATGATGAAGTTGGTGTTGAGCGAGCCGACGTACCAAGGATCGCCGGAAAAATCGAGCACGATCGAGCCGTTGGCCAGCATCGGCATCGGGCCCGACAGCGGGCTGGTGCCGTCCACAAACGTGATGCTGGTCATACCGCCGCAGAGCAGCAGCAGGCGATAAAGCTTGGTGGAGGCCTGCACGACCGCGGGCGAGATGATGATGTCGCCGCCGAGCACATTGTTGATCGGAACCTGAACCAGGACCCCGACGTTGCGATGCCAGAAGGCGGGAAAGCCGCTCATGGCAGCTTACCCCATGGCTTGGCGCAGCCGGGCGATCTTGTTCTCGACGTCGGCGGTGGAGGCGGCGAGCGTTTGTTCCTTGGCGGCGACGGCGCGCTCGCGGCGGTGAACCTCAGTCTCGTGCCGGAATAGTTCACCCGCAGCTTGCTGATACCTAGCCTCCTCGGCCGCGATGCGGCGTGAGTGCTCGATCGTTTCGGCATCGAGCGACGCTTTCTGCTCGGCCATCGCGCGCGCGCGGGTATCGAGCTCGGCTTCCTTCCTGCCCTGGGCGTCGTCCTTGGCGGCGAGCGCCTTCTCGCGCTTCTCCACGTCCCTGGTGCGCCGGTTGATCTGCTGGTCGAGCGCGGTGAGCTCCTCGACCTTGGCGGCGATCTTGGCGTGCTCGGCAGCGAGGTTCTCGAGTGCGGCGCGCACGGCCTGCGGATCGTTGACGGCCTCGAGCAGCCGCTGCAGCCGCGTCACGTCGGAACCGGAGACGGATACGCCGCCGAAGTTCATGCTCGGATCACCGCGATCTTGTAGGCCTGGCCGGGCGGCACGCCGCGCCACTCGGTCTGGCCGGCGCCCATGCGGGCGTTGGTTGCGGTCGCCTTCGGGTCGCTGCCGATGAGGATGCAGCAGGCGTCATCGCAATGCAGCCGGATGACCTTGGTGTTGTGGTTGAACGGCGCGGACTGGGTCGAGGTGGCCTCGATCGGCACGGTCTGCTCGGCGATCGGCGGGTCGATCGGCAGCCCGCCGGGATGCACGTTGATGTACTCGGCAATATAGAGCGTGCTGGCGACTGGCTGCGGCGCCCGGTGTCCGGCGCCTTGCGCTTCCAGGCCGGGCGCACGCTTATGTTCCGGCAGGCGCGTCACCGGGCTCATTGCTGATAGCCCCAGGAATTGACGTTGACCGCGGAGGCGGTGCCATTGGCCGTGGTGGTGATGGTGATGGCGGTGTTCACGGCGCTCGCCGGAATGCAATTCGGCGCAAAGGTTTGACTGACAGTGGTGCCGGTGGCGCTGGAAGTCAATTGATAGACCATGCTGGTACTGAGCCCGGCGATGGTGATGGGGCCGGTTGCGGCGGTGCCGCCGAGCGAGGCGACGGTAAAGCCGCAGATGAAGGTGGTCTTGCCGGCGACGCCGGCGAGCGTACCAACCACGGCGCCGGTGGTGCCCGAGGCGTTGCCGACGATGTTGGTCTTGGGCAGCCCGCTGCCCGAGTTGGCGAGCTGGTTGAACAGCGCGTTGAGCCAGCCGTTGGTGCCCGAGCCGATCGGCGGCACCTGGCCGTGCGCGTCGCCGGCGGCCAGCGCGAGCAAGGCCGCGATGAGCGCGAGCCGTTTCATCAGCTGGCCACTCCGAGCGATCGCAGGGCCATGCTGAACGAGGCGGCGCCGATGCCGTTGGCGACCGCCGCGTTGAGGCAGGCGCGGTAGTAGGTGATCTCGGCCGAGCGCACCGTCGCCTGCGCGCTTGCACCGGACGCGCCCGAAACGGCAACCTGGCGCGCGGCCTCGGCGGAATTGGCCGCCGTGTTGAAGGCGGCGACCGGCGTGTTGTGCGCGGTCATGGCGTGCTGACGTTGCCGAAGGTTGCGGTCGGGCCGGCGCCGAAGGTCGGACCCATGGCATACATGAACGGGCCGATCCAGCAGCAGGCGACGAAGGCGGTGCCGAGCTGGCCGGTCTGCGCGCCGATCACCGTGCCGACGGCGCCGGCGGTCGAGGCGGCGGCGTTGACCGCGGTGATATAGGCGTTGTCGGCGGCCTCCAGCGCGGTGACGTAGGCGGCCTGGTTGGCCGGCGGGATCGAGCCGGACGTGGCCTGCGCGGTGAAGGCTGCGGCGCGGGCGGTTTGCCTTACGCCTTCCGCCTTCGTGACGGCCTGCCCGAAGGTGTACTCGGCTGCGGTTGCCATGCGAGCTCCTTCATTGCGGCATCATGCCGAGCGCCCGCTGCAGGGCGCTGTCGAAGCAGGACTTCATCAAGGTGACGTTGGTGATGACCGCACTGTCGAAGGCGACGGTGAAGTTGTTGCCATCGGCGGTGCCGCCGACGACGGTGTTCTTGTGGTCCTGCCGATCGGGTTTCTTCGACGCGGCGGCGTCGAGCGTGACGTTGATCCAGGTATTGATCGCCATACCGCTACTCCACGTAATTGACCTGAATAGCGAGATCGCCGCCAGCGGCCAGAGTCGATGTCGTCTTGAACACGATGTCAAAGAAGCCCCCTGGATCCGCGGTGAACTGGGTGGCGCCGAGGTTCACCAGGACCTGCCACAACGGCAGGTTTTGATGATCGGTCGTGAACGTGTTGGCGAAGGTTTGATCCTGGTTTTTCAGTGCCGAGGTCACCGCGACCGCCGAGCCGAACAGCTTGTTGTCGACCGGGCCGCTGAGCTGCACGATGCCGCCGGCGAGCGACTGCTGGGTGCCGTCGGTCGTGCTGTCGGAGAAGGCAACATCGATGTCGACGTTGCCGGTTGCGCCGGCCGCACCGCAGCTGAGCAGCAACTGCTTGACTTTGGCGTTGGTCGGGATGCGCACCAGGCGGTAAGTCGAGCCGAGCGTGACGCCGGTGGTCGAGGCGACGTGCCCGTTGACTTCCTTCAGAAAACCAGGCCCGCCTTCGCCGGTCGTATTCTCGACGATGGGGGAGGCGTCGAGATTGACGATCGGGACGGATTTCAAGCTCTCAGTAGCCATCGTTCAATCTCCTAGCCGTTCACCACAAACCCGGCGGTGGCCCATTGCTGCGGGTTCTGGAAAAACCTTTGGAACGCTTCGAGGGCCTTCTCGATATCCACGCGGTTGAAGGCCGAGGCGTCATCGAGGCGCAGCTCGACCACATTGGCCGTGGCGGCAACGCCGGTGATGAAGTCGCTGTAGAGTTCGCCTTCCACGCCTCGGTTGAGTGCGACGAAGTGTGAAGCCATGACTGCTCCTATGGTGTGACGTCGGCGGCGGCGGACGTGTCCGCGCACAGCACCTGTAGCAGACGGCCGGGCTCGAGTCGCGTCGCGCCCGAGCTCATGCCGGTCCACAGCTGATAGGGCAGCGAGGACAGGTCGATGCGGCGGCTGATGTTATTTTCCGTGTCTCTCCAGATCCCGAGATAAATCCCATCCCTGACCCAGACGATATTTTGCCGCACGTTGCTCGTGCTGGTGAGACGTTCGGAATAGACGATATCGAAGCCCAAGAACCTCGTTACTTTTCCTTCCTGCAGGACGGGCTTATCGCTGAATTCCGTGCTCACGACCTGCACCTGATTGAGCAGGTCGGACTCGCCCTGGCTGTTGGTGATCCACGTTACGGTTTCGGCCTCGAGGTCGACCTGCGCCTTCCTGAACATGCGTTTGGCTTCGATGAATTTTGCAACCGTGACGCCGACCGCGGCGGAGGCACCGAAGGTCGAAGCAATCTGAAACAGCGAGCTGTTGAAGGTCTCGGATGAAAGCCCGCCGGCGTCCTGGCCGATCTGCGCGGTGGCGAAGGCGGCGCCGATCAGGCGGTCGTCCCATTCGCGCGCGACGGCCGCGGCGGCGACGTCACTATATTGGCTCTTCGGATCCTGCAGGATCTTGAGCTCGTCGAACGTGTCGATCATCTGCGTCGCCTCTTTATCCACCGGAAAAACCCAGCGACGAGTAAAGTCAACATCCTGGCGATCGAGCGGCGTGAAGCGGCCGGATGGCGCCTTCATCTGCACGGCGCCGATGTATTGAATGGGCGAGGCCTGCTTGCCGACGTGAAAGCCTTCCATGCAGCGCCCGCGCAATTTCGACTGGCGCTGTTGCAGCTTGAGATGCAGCAGCGTGCTGAACTGCGTGACAAACAATTTGAAAAGATTTTCGCTCATGGCGGTCCCGTTTGCGCGAGTGAGATCCGAAAGGCCTTGTCCGCGGCATGCGGAGACCAAGCGTGTCCTTTCGGCCTTACCCTTGCGGGGGCCGCAGCGTGTCGGCGTCGGCGGTCTTGCCCTGGCGGGGACCGGAACCTCCCGACTGAGCTTGCCGCGATGCGGGCTCAGACGCCGGGATTGAACGGCAAGGCTGGAGGTGGAGGGAGAAAACCAGCCTTGCCGAAGGAGAGCTGCAACAACGCGCGCAATCTAGCCGGGCGGCGGCGGCTTTCAACGCACTAGCGTTCGTCCAAATTCAGTGGGGCATTCAGGGCCTACTTAGGGGGTTGAATGCCCCACTTTGCCTTATTTTGCCTTATTTCTTCCGCTTGTTCGACTTCGTCTTCTCCGCGCCGGTCACTTTCCCCTTGTTGATCGAGGCGTAAAAGACCTGTTCGCCCTTTTTTGCTCCAAACTGCGCGCGCATCGATGACAGTATTTTGGAGCCCTTCTTTGTGAGCGGCATGGATCGCCTCCATCTTGGCGAGCACGAGTTCTGCGGTTCGGCGCCGCCGCAGCGGCCAGCGTCTAGCGCTTGTCAACTTTAAGGTGCTCGGCGTACTTGCGCATACGATTATGCTTCTCAACAACGTCCGGCCGCACCTGATAGGCGGCTTGCAGGCCACCCTTCTCGGGATGCGAGCAAACCCCGATGTGATCCTTCCGCCGCGTGATCACGCAGCCTTGCTCTTTATTACAGGCATCGGGGCAATGGGAATTCCAGCCTTCGCCCACGGTCATGCCGGCGAAGATGTTGGTTTGTACTGGCGCGCGGGCTTCCCTTGCCTGCCTTGCCTCGGTTTTTTTCCTGGCCTGTTCCCGCGCGCGGGCGCGGCCCTCGGCCATCTTCTTCTTGTGTTCCGGCGTCATCGGCCAACCGCGGCGGCGGTGCAGCGGCTCGATCTCGGGCATCTCGTTGTGCGGTTCATCGGTCATCAGCGGCCCATCTCCATCGCTTCATTGACGCCGGCCACCAGCTGGGTGAGCTCGAGATACTCGCGGACGGCTTCGGTGTCACCGGCGGTCACCCTGCGGCCCCAGGCGTCGTCGGCCATGCGTTCCTTCAACCGCGCTTCGGCGCCTGGGCGCGTGGTCGGGGCGCCGGTCGCCTGGGCGCCGTCGACGAAGGTGTGTTCCTCGGAGGACGCGCCGATCTTGCGGAACAGTTCGAGGGTGGCGTATTCGCCCCAGCGCGGGTCCTCGCGCAGCGCCTGCAGTTGCTCGTCGGTGATGCCGAGCCGGCGGGCGCCGACCTGCGACTGCAGCATATTGAAGTCCTTGTTGGGTCCCCAGTTTCGTTCCATCAGGGCCCTTTGCGCGGCGATGCGTGCCGCCGTTTCGGCCGCGGCGGTCGTCTCCTTGGCCTCCTCGTAGCGCACGATCGCGGCGGCGATCGCGCTGGCCTTGTCCTTGGCGACGTTGCCGGCGGCAAAGGCATCGCGCAGCGTGGTGGCAAACTCGGGGGCGAGCTCGGTGCCGTCGGTGAACTTGACGGTCGAGAGATCGTATTCCGCCGCGGTCGAGGGCACGCCGAGCCGGGTGAGGAAGGCGCGCTTGTCGGCCTCCGAGGCGGTCGGCTGCGGGATGCGAAGAAGCTGATCAGGTGGCACGCCGATGTGGCGTTCGGCGGCACGGTACTGCTCGGTCAGCCGCAGCGCGAAGTCCTTCGGGTTGGCGAGATCGAGCCCTTTGTTCTGCCACCAGCCGAGCGTCTCGGTAGGCACCCCGTCGTACCAGGTGGCGCTGGCGCTGGGGGCTGCGGCTGGGACGGGGGGTGTTCCGCCCGGCGCGGCCAGCGGCCCGGTGGCGCGGCCGCCGGCGGCATCGGCCGAGACGGCTCCGGAGGTGGTGTCAGGCGGCATCGTTATCGTCCTCCATACTGAATTGCTGGCCGCCGAACAGCGAGGTGATCTGCTCGCTCGACAGCGTCATGATGGTGATGACGCGCAGGAACACTTGCCGAGCCCCCTCGGCGAGCAGCACGTCGTTGGGGTCGACCGGATCGCGCACGGCCAGCGGGACCCGGAAGTGGCAGAACTGCATCAAGTCTTTCAGCACCTCGCGCCCGGCGGGCGAGGAAAAGCAGAGACGATAGGCGCGCACGAGGGCCTGGTCGGCCTGGCTCATGGTGGGCCTGCGGGTGCTGGTGCCGGCCCGCCTCCTGGCGCGGCGGGTGGAGCGGGACCGCCGAGCCCACCGGCACCGGCGAGGCCGGGCTGAGCTTTGACGACTGCGGCCTGGGCCTTGAGCATGGCGGCCTGCGCCGGCATGGCCTGCAGCTGCGCCTTCTGGGCGTTCGAGCGGTCGCGCGCCTGCTGCTTGGCTTGGATCTCGTCGGGGCCGGCCATCCAAGTTTCCGGCACGCCCTGGATCTGGGCGATCGCCGGGATGGCGGTGAGGAAGTCGAACGGGTCGAGCAGGCTCGCGTCCTGGGTGATATTCACCAATTCCTTGACGGTCTCGACCGTCCTTGTGAAGCCGGCGGCTTCCTGCGCGTGCTGGGCGCGGGCGAGGGGGGAGTCGTAGCGGACCTCGTACTCGCCCTGGGCCTCGCGCAATCGCGGGGGCATGGGGGGAAGAAGGTTCTGTGCAGCGAGGACATCGAGCTCCCGATCGATAAGGGGTCCCAGATATTCGCTCTGCTGTCGGCCCACGGTAGGTGCCAGAAGAATTCCTTTTTCATTCGTACGTTCTATCACTTCCGTGGCCGTCATCTGTGGGGTCTCAGTCAAAATTTGAAAAAGCGTTACCAAGAATGCGTCATTAATTAATGCCGCCTCGTGCTCCATCATTTTCTCGTTGACCTGAATGTTGCCGGTGGGCAGCGGCTGCACCAGCAGGCGGCCCTCGCTCGAGACGCCGCCCTTGTTGATGGCGCCGGGGCGCAGGTTCATGTCGATGGCACCGTCGTCATAAACCAACAAGACCGGATCGGAGGCGCGGTGCGCCTGCTTGAGAAACGTCGCCTTCTGCGCGTTGAGCGTCTTGAGCGCCGGCAGCACCATCTGCGCCGGGCCGCGGCCGTAGACTTCCCATGGCGTCTGGTCGTAGCGGCTGGTGGCGTAGGGAAAGGTGCGGTAGCCGCCCTCCTTGCCCATCAGGCACTGGCCCTCGATTGAGACGTAGTGCGACGCGAACGGCATGCCGCGCGGGCCGAGCCGCCTGGGGTCGTAGTCGTTGCGCGGTCGCACGCAGTGCAGGAAGTTGTAGAGCCACTGCGAGTTCTGCTGCAGCGGCGCGTGCAGATTGGCGGGCAGCGCCTCCATCCCCCATTTCTGCACCGCCTGGTACGCGGTCATGCGGAACCAGCGGATCATGCGATCGACGATGCCCTGGTGGTTCTCGCCATAAAATGTCTCGCCGAGCGGGACGGCGCGATAGCGTAGCCCGACGGCGCCGTTGTAGTAGCGGCCGTCGAAGGCGTCGATGAACATGGTGGCGTTGCCGAACGCGCCCAGGCTCTGAAAGTTTTGGTTGTTCTGGCTCGCAAAATTTGCGTGCGGCGCATACCTAAACTTAAACAAAAGATCGGAGACCTGGTTGAACCACAGCCGCGTGGCGCGGTCCTTCATGACGTAATCATTATTTGCAACCAGGCTGTGCCACTTGGTGTTGCGCGGCGTCAGGAGGCTGTCGCAGATGGCGGCGAAGCGGCCGAGCGCCATCATGCCGGTGCTATCAATCTGGCGATCGGTCTTCTTCTGCCCGGGCCAATTGATATTCCCGTAGAAGAACGTATTGCGCGCCGTCGGCAGGATCAGCTGCGCGGCCTCCTCCCACTGGCCGGCAAAGACATTCCGCCACGTAATATATTGGCTGAACTCCTGCATGATGGAGCGCACGATCTCGCTCTCCTCCGGCGAGATCACGCGCGGAATGCCGGGCAGGAAGTTGCTGAGCAGGACGTCGCTGGCCATTCTT